GGAGAAACAAAAACTACTTGGTTTGCTGGATCTGCTAGAGTATAGTTTGTGCTACTAGATGCATCAACAACTTTTCCTAAGAACTTTTCGTCACCAATGTTATATTCAACGTAGTAGTCAAAGTAAGCGGGTGATCCAGCGGTAACAATAGCAGCAAAGTCTGGTCCTGTGCTGGTAATTTTAACATACCGCTCGCTTTGTGAGATTGAATACTTTGTATTTGATTGATCTGTTTCTAGAAATGGCTCAACCTTGATATCCATGTCCTCAAGAGTCCAATTGGTGTCCCCCTGAATCTCAATGTTTGCGTTGAGTGTTAAAAGATCACTACTTATAAGAGTGTCAATAACTCCACTATCATCAGCTTGCAGAGTTGTAGATACAAAAACAATATCTGCGCTTAGCTTCTTTGGGTAGTAGCTACCGTGTGTGATATACAGGGCATCTGTTTCTGAACTAAAGCGAAGGTCATCTAACTCTGCATTTGAGTACGGTGACGCCAGTGTATCCAATAACTCTCCACCGCTATTATAAACAGAGACTGTTTGGTTTCCAAATACAATCCTATAGGCTTTATCTGTAGCTACAACTAGGTCAATAGATACACTTTTTTCATCAACAGAAGTAAGTTCGTTGCTGTACTTAAATCCTGTTCGAAAAACAGCAGGACCTTGAAGACTAGGAAAGAAGTTCTTAAACGTTCTAGCCGAATTAGCTACACGCTTAATATCAAGCCGACCAAGAATGTAGTCGCTTATCAGCCCACCAGAGAAATCAGTTTGAACATTGCTATACCTTGCCATAGTTTTGGTGTGCGCCTATAAATGATGAATTGTTATCATTGATGTATGTCTGCGCTGGTCCTTGTCTTCCCTGTAACATTCGTGCTCGACGCAAAGCTAGTGTATATTGTTTGAACAATATCTCATGCCGATTTTCTGAACCAGACAACTCAATGACCATGTTCTGAGCCATGTGTAGGGTAAGTAGTCGAGTAATGAATGGAGGAAGACCTGCGGCAGATGTTTCAAGATCTGGGAGGTATGCATATGTTAATGCAACTTGTGCTGTTCCACAATAGAGATACCCATTTGCAAACCTATAGTCAGACAGTAGGTAATCTTCGTTGTCCTCAAGAATGAGGAATAAATTAAAATCTACAGGAAGCGTATACTCGTAAGTAAAGTTCTTAAATACTGTAGATGTAACACCAGTGAGTGTTATTCGTTTTGTGTTGTAATTAAATATATTATCGCCAAACAATTCAGTAATTGCTTGCGAATATGCACGAGAAACTACCTCGTAAGTAGTGCTCTCCTCATCATTTGAATTGATGTGGTAGCTACCTGCCATTCGAAGGGCAGAGTTTAGTATTTCCAGCTTGTTTGTTTCAATAGCCATAAAAAAAGGAGTAGCCCCCCCCGAATTTACAGGAGGGGCTACAAACAGAATTACTCAGCGCAACGGATTTCGCCAGAAACTTCACCCCACATACGAGATGCTTCAGCACAAAGCTTGAAGTACAAGTAAGGAATGTTTTTCTTAGCTGGGACGCGCCAGACATCACCCTTGAGGGAAGTACCTGTGGACATCTTAAGCGAGCGAGGAGTTGAGATGATAACACGACGTGCGCCATCAGCATCAGCAACAAGACGTTCAGTTTGGATGAAACGGAAGCCCATGAATGTTGTGACGTTACCTTCTGCAAGATTCTTACGAACCGAGTAGTCGGAGTTGATCACTTCATCAATACGGAGCAGGTCATCAAGTTGTTTCGCAGAGAGGAAACAGTTGATGGTGTCATCTTGGGTGATTGCCTCAAGACGAAGCATTGTGTGGCGAGCCGCACGAAGCTTATCCAGAGTAAGACCAGAGGATACACTTGCACCAGCAGCCACATACTCTTCACCAATACTGAAACCTTCTTTGTCACCAGCAACAACCGCATACTTGCCGTTAGTTGTGATACCACCAGCAGAAACAGCACCAACCGAGATAAGGTCGTTGTTGATTTCAGCAGCAGATTTTACGAAGTCGATTTGAGTTGCCCCACTCTTGCCTGTGAAGGCAGGTCCGAAGAACTTATCAATGATAATGTCGTCAATCTTACGCTTACCAGAGGAAAGCAAAGCTTGAGTGTAAGCATTCATTGGGTCAGTGAGTACACGCTTGAGATCCTTCTCGTCGATATACTTACCTAGTTCGTAGTCACGAAGACCAATACGGCGACGATCATGTACGATGTCGGAGTTAGGATTGTCACCATAACGAGTAGCATCCTCAGCCATAGGCTCAGCTGCACCAATACGGTCAAAGTATTGGAACTCTTCGTTTTGGGACTCCTGCTCAAAGTAAGGCTGGAGTTTAGATGTAGTTTGTTGGAACGCTTGTTCGAAACCAGCTTTGAACGATTCAACGTAAGCTGTGTTGATTGTGATGCCGCCTGGAGGTGTTCCAGTATCAGCTTGGTATGCAGGTGGTACGTATGCCATAATATATTGTAATAAGTTGGGTTAAGTTTAATTAGAAGTTTGCTTTTCGATGAGCTACCCTTTCGGACTCTTCTAGTTTTACGAAACCAACGGCTTTCCAAAGCTGCATTCGGACCCCAAAAAGGGGCTATCCCAATACTACTGGAATAACCCCTGTTTTACTCAATGTCAAGTAAAAAGTTACGACGGATACAGTGTCGAGTACAAATTGGCTCGTTTTTCTAGAACCTGCTGGCGTTTAGTCCTATCCGACATACTCAACTCAGATGGGTTTGACATAATCAACGATGCATTGTCTGTGTCCAACTCCTGAATAGCAGTCTTAACTCCATGAACGTTTTGATTTGTAAAACCACTAGCTGGGTTGTTGTTTGCCAGCGGCAGTGTGTCTCCAGCTACTTCTGAAATACGGTGAAACAACTTAAGCACTGCTGGGTGGTTTGCCATAACTGGATCTGACTCAACCAATTCCCTCAATTCTGGAATTTCGGATGTCAGTGCCTCATATGCTTGGTTTGCCTGTTTGAGATTAGTCTCATACTTGTCGCCCCAATCAACTTGCACATCTGTACGTAATTCATTGATTTTATTTTGTGCGCTTGTGTCCATCTCAGCTTGCCCCTCTAAACCCATTTTCATGTAGCGAGAATAGAGCTTATCAAACTGTTGCTGGTTTAGACCCATGTCACCTGCAAAATCAACAAGTTCTTGGGTTGCTTCTTCTGGGAGGTCAGGTACTGCCTCAAAACCCTCGATCTTTAACTCATCTGGGATTGAGTACTCCGAGTCCTTTGGTCGAATCTGATCATAAAAACCAGTCCACTCTTCATCTCCCCAATCCTCTTGTGGAGCTTGTAGGCGTTTTGTACCTAAAGCACTTTGCGCGTTTACTAGTTGGTCTGCTAGGGAGTGCAGCGACTTTGTATTCCGCAACGAATCGTGCTGCTTAAGCTCATCGGGAAGAGAGTCATAAAACTCTGAGTATGTGCTTTCATCGGAAACAGGAGCCGAGTCTGTTGTTTCTTGTGCTACTGGTTCGGGTGCTAGACCTAAACCGCTTGGTGCTTCTTCAGCAACAGGTGCTGCTTCATTAATTTCTTCACTCATATTGATTTCTATTTGTTTTCCATTTCGAGCCTATTGATAAGCTCTTGCGGATCATCCTGACCCAGCAAAGTTAAGAAGCTCATAGCCAAACGTCTACGCCCCTCACACTCACGGAGTTTTGACTCCTCTGTGTGAAACACTGGTTTAGTTACATGACACTCACGTAGCAACACCTTAAAAAACCGCTGTCCTTGCGGAGTTTCTAAAATGTGGATGAGGTCTTCTTTAAGCTGCGCTTTCTTGCGCAGCTTATCAAGGGAGTTTAGTAATGACATTTTAAATGTTCAGCAACTGACCAATACCTTCTGGATCTATTTGCTTCGCTTGCGCGACATCCTTCAGCGCACCAGTAATTTGTGGTGCTGCTTGCATTTGTTGCATTTGTTGCTGCTGCTCTGAGGCTGCTGCGTTTTGTTCGTTGACTACTTCTGCTGATTTAATTATATCAGGATCAAGGTTACGGTATTTAGCGTAATTGGCTAAAAGTTTTTGCTCATCAATAGCACCCATGATTTCTGGCTTAACTTGGGCAAGAGGAGCTATATCCTGCATAAAAGCACTGATATCAGAAAGACGTGTTGCATATTGTGATTGTGCTGCTGGGCTAGAGTAACTGATCTCAAGTAAAGCACCATTCAATGACTCTGGTCGCTCAGGTAGCTGTCCTTGGCGTTCTAATAGGGCAAATGTCGCTTCGATGGCTGGTCCGAGGTACTCGGTCTCCATACGACCTAGAAGCGGCGCAAGCTGGTTTAGCATCTGTCCACGGGTGTCCTGAATTTCAGTAACACTCTGACGCTCCTTCTTTTCTTGTCGAATGATCTGATCAACAAAGAATGAGCGGTTAACAGAATCACGGTACATGCGGATCATCTCCATCACATACTGAGGTTG